AGTCAACAATATCATACAAAATTAAGTTTACTAAAATTCTTTTTCTTTTCAAGAGTAATAACAGTAGAAAACTTGTCAGCCAAAGAATCTGCTCTGTGTGAGATAACAAAAATATTTGTTTTTGAATCAAGTCCAGTTAAAAGTTTCATGAACTCTTCAGCACCAACAGAATCAAGAGAAGAATCAAATACTTCATCAAGAATCAACAAATTACAATTTGCACTATTCTTAACTCGTGCCACTTCTCTCCACGCAAGTAATAAAGATAAATCAATACGCATTTTTTCGCCCTCACTAAAACTCATATAACTAAACGTATCTCGATTTCTGCTTTTAATAGTTTCATTGAATTCTTCATCTAAATTAAATTGAGCAAAGAAATCCATAGCCGTTAAAAATTTATTTACCGTTTTGTTAATAATTGGCAAATAGTTTTTGATTATTTTTCCTTTGATACCAGAGTCACGCAACAAAACAGAGGCAATTTCCATACAACGAAGATTTTCTTGTAATTTAATTTTTTCTTCTTTGATCTGTTCTGTCTTATTTTCAAGTTGATTTAATTCTTTAATTTCTGCGTCAATTTCAATATTATCATCAGATGATTGTTCTAATTCTTTAGTCAAAGATTTTAAATTGTTCATTAAATTATCATAAGAAATATTCAACTGAGCAATAGCAAGTTTATAGTCTCTAATTTCATCTTGAATTTTTTCAAAATTATTTAATTGTACTTCCGCTTCTACTAATTTATTTTGAATTTCACCAACTGCTTTAGTGTATTCTTCGAGTTTTATTGCCTTTGAACTAGTTTGTTCTTTTTTAAAATCATCAGTAATTTTCTGTTTACATACCGGACAATTATCATTGTCGTGATAAAATTCAATTTCTTTATTACAAGTATCGTAATTTTGTTGTATTTGAGTTTTAAATTTTTCTAAAGTTTTTATTGAATTTTCTACTTTAACTTTTGTTTTAAGATCAAATGGAATAGAAACAAGTTTTAATTCTTGTTCTTTCTTTTTTTCAACAATAGTTTCAATGGAGGTATTAAGTTCTTTTATTTTTTCTTTAATTTTATCTTGAGATTCATTGTTTTTGTTTTTCAAACTTTGAATAAATTTTTTCTTTAATTGGATTTTTTCAATTTCAAAATTTAAATTAGATTCATGCAAATGTAATATTGTTTTTACTTCTGCAATTTTTGATTTAAGAAGACCGTTCATTGCAGTAAATACATTAATGTCAAGAATATCTTCAATAACTGCTCGTCTATCCGCAGCGGAAAGTTGCATAAATGGAACAAACGAAGAACTTCCAAGAATTACAACTTGAGTAAAAGACTTATAATTCATTCGAATAATTTGTTCTTCAAAATATTGTTGGTAATCTTTATTTTTTGCATCTTGGTTTAAAAGATCACCATTTTTATAAATTTCAAATATCTTTGGGGAAAGACCTCTTCTAATAAGATATTTGTCTGAACCTATTTCGAAATCTAATTCAACCAAACAATCTTTTTTATTAATGGTATTAACTAATTGCGGTATATTTATTTTTCTAAATGGTTTGCCAAATAAAGCAAAAGTTATAGAATCTAAAAAAGCAAATGATTTACCATTTCCGTTAGATCCAGAAACTAATGTATTTTTTCTAGAATCTAAATGAAGTTCAGTAAATGTGTTTCCAAACGATCCAAAATTTTTAAAACGAATCTTTTTGAATACGATCATATAGAAAGGCTTTCGATATAAAGTTCATGTATCAAAGTTTTAATCTTACTTTTATCTTCTGTTATTTCAAGTTTATCTATTTCTTCATTAATAATACTCATAGTATCTTGAGCAACATCAATAGTATCTGAAGAGGTTTCTACTGTTTCTTCAATAATGTTTAAATTTATAACGCCACCCTGTACCATTTTATCAATCCATTGATCGAATTTTACAGGATTTGTTTTTTTCGAAACAAGAACTTTAACATAAGAATTTTTGTAATAAGAAAAATCATCGCCCATTGGATCTAATTTAGTGTCATCATAAACAATAACGTGATACATTTTTTCTGTATTTTCAATAAATTCTAGTTCTCGCGTATCTGTATCTAATACATGAAATCCCTTAGTAAGTCTGGCATCAGAAAAAGTAATTTGATATTGTGTTCCCAAATAATGAACATTTTTCTTGGAATTTTTTCCATGAAAATGTCCTGATAAAACCATGTCATAGCAAGATAAAATAGAGTCATCCATGCCGCCTTCAAAATTTATACCTTGTATCACCTCATAACCATTCAATTCAAAGTGACCACATATTATAGATGCTGGACAAGATTTAATAAATTTATGAAATACTTGTTCATTTTCTTTATTGATCCACGGAATTAATGCCAACTTTAGTCCATCAAAATTCATAACAATTGGCTCTTCATACAAATAAAGATATTTGTATTTGTTGTGAAACAATTCGCGAATGGAATTTACATGGTTTGTATTTTTATAGAAAGTATCATGATTTCCTAAAATACAATGAAGTTCTACATTATTGTTTTCAAACCATTCGATAAATCTTTTTCTAACTTCGGTTAGTGTTTGAAAATTAACAAATTTCCGGCGATCCATGAGATCACCCAAATGAAGTACTGTTGTGATATTATTTTTTTTGCAATATGGAAAAAATTGTTTTTCAAAAAATGACATAAAGTACTCCAGAAACAATGGTGAATCGTTTCGAGCACCAAAATGCGTGTCATTTATAATGGCTATTTTCATTTTTTCTTTTTCTTCTTCTTTGGTTCAAATTTCTTTATATCATTTTCTGATATTTGAAAGTGTTCAGTTAATGCCTCTTGAACTGTATCTTTTTCGAAATAGTTTTCTTTGAACCATTTATGGAACGAACCATCATCCATTAATTCTGTCATTTTTAATTTAATATATGCTTGTTTTTTTTCTTTTTCTATTCGTCGTAAAAAAGCATAATATATGATTTGTGTAAAATATGAAAATGGATTTTTTGATTTTTCTGGATTAAAATTGTGTGCATACATTAAACAGTTTTCGATGCCATCGGATATCATTTCTTCTTTATATGGATAATTTACAAAATTACCCTTTCTTGCAAGATGTTCCGCAATATTCATGAAACACATGCCTATGTACTCTGTTACAGGTGGTCGTTTTTCATCGGAGTTTTCTGCCTCTTCACAGAGTTGTTTCCATACAACCATTTCATTATAAAACAATTTATTGTCTATGTAATGATCTTTTGTTTCCTCTATTACTATAACTTCTTCTTTTTTCTTTTTCTTTTTCTTTTTAGCCATTATCAAAACTCCTACGGAGATATTATATCAATTTAAAATAAAATCAAGAAAAATCACTTGATTTCTCTTGACAAGATCGTTACACTTTCTGTGTCAGGTATGGGAAAAGGACTATAGTAATACAATATATAACTGTTACTTATACTCGTCTGAATCCGGATCCGGATTCCAATCAGTCCATTTATTTCCAAAATCTTTTCTATCAGATTCATTACCAGTGAATTTTTGATCATTAATTGATTCGCGTTTATTTTTGCGTTTCTTTTTGTTTTTATTAGAACCTAAATCAAAATAATTGATCATATCCATTATTTCTCGCGGATCAATCATTCCTTCATTAATCATATGAGCCAAAACTTGAGGTGGGAAAACCATGCTCATATGAATTATTTGTTCTTGAGAAGGTTTGTTTTTTGATTTTTGATTTTTTGGTTTTTTAGGTTTAATTTCTTCTTCTTCTATATCTCGAAAAATAGAATCAAACATATCAGAAATCATTTCTTCATATTCAGCAATAGATTTTTTTTGTTTATTGTCCATCTCAGGTGGAGTGAGAGAGTCATTTGTAAATTCTTGTAATGATTTGTTTTCAAAACCAGTTTCTTGTCTTGTTTTTTCTATTAAATAGTAACGAACAACATCATTTGCTGGTTCTAATATAGTGGCAACAAAATCTACTGGTATTGTTGTTTTATGCTCGTTTCCAAAAGCCAACCAATTCTTTAAAATGATTCCCTCTTTCGGATTACCATATTGATCAGGCAACACTACTGATTTAAAAATCATAGGACGGTTTAATGTCATTTTTCCATTTTCAGACTCGGCAACTTCAGCAATTAATTCTTCACCGCTTCTGAGTTTGATTACTTTATAAATTTCTGACATTTAATTCTCCTTTAATTTCAGAGATACTAACTTATAATTAAACTTCTCTCTAGTATATATTCGTATTCGTTCATCCATGTGATTTAGTGAATGGTTTCGGTATTTTTTGTATTTTAAATCATCACCAATGTCATAAACGGTAACACTATTTTTTGTTTCACTTTTACGAAGACCTCTTCCAATAGATTGAAGAACACGAATTACAGATTTAGATGGTGAAGCAAAAATAATATTGTGTATATTTCGAATGTTAATACCAGTAGAACATGTTCCATATGAAGCAAGTAATATAGAATTATTTTGTTTGTCTACAACTTTACGAATATGTTCTCTCTGTTCGACATCAGTTCCACCGTGTATAAAAAACACATCTTTATCTGTTATATGATGTTTAAAATTTTCATATAAAGGTTTACCATGCAATTCAACAAAATTAAATAACACAAGAGTGTTGCCTTTTAGAGAAGAACACAAATCTCTAATAAATGCATTTCTTTTATTATTTGTTATTATCCATTTAATTTCTTCTTTATACTCCATTCTTTTTGTTTCTTCTATTTCTTTATCAGAATACTGAAGAAGAATGCATTGAATTGAAAGATTGGATAATAAGTTTTTTTGTATCAGATCAGAAGTTGTTGTAACATGAAGTACCCGTCCAAATAATCCTTCTATTACTAATTTATGGGTGTGAGTACCATCTAAAGTTCCAGTAGTTCCTATACGAACATTACAGTCAGTTAATTTTGACATTAAAGTGGATAATGATTTTGCTTTAAATAAATGGCACTCATCCCCAACAACCATATCAAATTGTTCAAAAAATTCTTTTGGCATTTTATAAATGCTTTGCCATGTTGATACAACGACTCGTTTATGTGTATCTTTTTCTTTACCAGAAGATATAACATGACACCATCTCTCGGTTGACCATTTATTTTCTTTTGAGTAATCTTTAAAATCACTATACATTTGTGAAACAAGACCAACTGTTGGAACAACAATCAATATTTTTTTATCTGGTTTAATTCTGTCTAAAAATAATCTCATTAAACAATAAATTATTAAAGATTTTCCACTTCCAGTTGGACATAATAATAATGATCTTTCTTTATTCAAAGCATGTGTTATTGCTTTTATTTGATAATCATGTGCCGTAATTCTTTTTCCGGCTGCGGTTGGTTTTATAAATTCTTCAACAAATTTTGAAATTTGTTCTTCTGTATATGTTTTGTCTGTGTGTTCTAAAGTTTGAATTGAATAATTTCTATCGTTTGCGAATTTGACCACATAATCATGAAGACCAGCATAAATTGAATGGGTAAACAAATTAAAAAGACGAATTTGGCCATCCCAAATTTTATTTTTATATGCAGGAGTAAATTGATAATTAGGTACTGAAAATGTGAAATATTGATTTAATTCTTTTGCAATACTTCTTTCACAGTTTATTTTAATGTAAACAGAATTTACAGGTTCAATCACTAAGTCAGGCATAACAGTATTTATTACTGCCCGTTAGCGAACTTTGTCCAATCAATTATTGAACGAATGTTCCATTGTCTATTGTTAATTATCTTTATTATATTTTCAAGATAATTTACTTTTTCCCTTTGATATTCTAGTTTTAATTTTTGACGAATAACTTGATCATCTGCTTCAATTAATCGATCCATATCTGTTCGTATAATATGAAGATCAAATTGCTCCCATCCATTTTCTTTCAACTCTTCTTCCGTCATTTTTCCACTAAAATATAACCACTTCTTTTTGCGAAGAACTTCAAGTTCACTTTCAATTCGCGCCAATGACAGTTTTTCTTCCATAAAAAATAGAAGATATTTGTTGTGTATTTGTGGTGTTCGAACAGATTCTTTGTCGAGTTGAGTTTCGTCCAAAGAAATGTCTTTTTTGACCATTTCTTTTAATTCATCAAATGTCATGATAAAAATTATACATTAATTCAAGATGAAGTCAAGGCTGTAAACTCAAAGTATGTGTATCTAAAAGAAGCCACGCATGACAGAGGAACGTTATCTGTGTCTTGTACACTTAATGCTATTTCAGATATGTCTATTGGATATGCTTTTCTAAATGTAATTAAAAACTTTTCTTTATATGAACTATTCATTAAATATAGGCTAATATCAGAAAATCTATCTTTAAAATTTACGGTATTTTCAGTTGAAGTTAAATTGGCTATTGTGGTAATCCAATCATAAACTTCTTTCCATCCTCTTAAGTTTTCATCTACTAAAAATTTAACAGAAAGTGGTTTAAAGTCGTATTTATTGCCTGGTAAACTTATTGTAGTACTTAAAGTTGTTGGTTGAATTAATTCTTGCAGAGATATGGAAGGTATTGCAACTTGTTGTGCAAAATAAGATAAAGTTGGGGCGCGAGATATCATTAATCTAAAATAATTTGAACTTAAATAATTATTATTATCAGGTTTAGAAATATCTGAAACAAAATCTATATCAGTTTTTTTTGCCATACTGATATTTATCTAAAAAAATAAGGGGAGAGTCCTTTGACTCTCCCCCCATTCTCTCCCCAATTAATTATTTAATTAGAGTCCGAAACCAGTGTTACCGTGTAGATTATCAACTCTAAACAGTCTGTAGTATTGGTTTCCACCAAGCACGTTAATGTTAGTGTTCTCGGCGAATGGATTTGCAACCATTCCGTAACGAGTCTTGAATCCAATCTTTGGTTGGAAAGTGTTTTGATCAACCGCTCTGACCATTTGTAGTGGAACATATGGGCAGTAGAAGATACCGGCATCATATGGTGATGTGCCACGGTATCCAACTACACAGAAGTTAACACCCAACTTGGCGTATGGATCGATATAAACCTTCATCTTGTTGTTGAGAACACCAACGAAAGTGTTGCCGGTGTCATCAACATCGAGGTTTGCAGTCATTGCTGGTGCGAGATTGAGGAAACCACCCATTGTGAGGGCGCTTGCAACATCGCTTGAGCAGATGAGGAAATTGCCTTTACCACGACGAGTTTCCTTTGCAATTACGTTTGCTTCGCGTTCAATCTGGAACATAAGACCACGGAAACGTTCTGCGCTCCAACGACCATCAGAGTCGGTGTTTAGATCGTAAACACCACCGCCGGTGCTATCGCTTACATATGCAGTAAGATCTGATTGACGAGCGCCAGTCTTCGCAACACGATAGATTGTGGTAACCAACTCACGGTTGATTTCGTGCAAAATTTCAGTGCTAAGGATGTTTGCGAGTTCACTCTCGGCATCAAGACCGTGAACAGCCTTGAGGTCTTGAGCAAGTTCAGTGGTGTATTCTGCCTTTAGCGCACGAGTTTTTGCTTCTACAGCAATTCGCTCAATGCTAAATGCCATTTCTTTGAACTGTGTGCCACCACTTTCTCCAAGTTGTTCCGCGGTTCCGGTGAGGAATCCTCGGAATGCATCCATGTTAAAGTTTGTTGCAGCAGCAGTATTTGGATCGCGAACGCCACCAGTAGTTCCTAGTGTTGGATCGATACCTCCAGTTGCAGAGAATGCTGCGCCGATTGAAGTATTTCCTGAACCACCAAACTTAGCATAGGCTTCGTTCCATAGTGCTTCACCATAACGCTTATCACCAGTATTAACAACACCATTGAGAACTGGTTGCTGTGAATCGTAACGACTACGCATTGCAAAGATAAGGCCAGTTGGAGCGGTCATTGGTTGAACGCCGGCGATATCATAAGCAATGAGGTTTGGCATAGAACGACGAACTAGGCTGATTAGGATTGGGTCATAACCAGCGAGTTGTCCGGCGGATCCTGCTGCTTGTGTGACGCTAAAACCACCACCCATGTTATTGGTTGGTGTTTCGATAAGATATTGCTCTCGGAGAGCCTTTTCTTGGTTCTCTAAAAGGACAGCAGTTACCTTCTTGCGGTAGCTGTCTCCGATTGATGGAAGTGCATCGTGAGAGAGAAGGGGTTCCCACTTCTCAGTTAGCACATCATAAGATGAGTTGCTTGAAAAATCCATTTCTTAATTCTCCTTAAGTGTGTTTAGAAATTAGAGTTTGTTTGATTTGGCAAGACGATCAAGTGTGCTCAAATATGCATTCATATTTGAACCAAATTCTGGTGTGATCTTCTTGTCGGTTGTTTCTTCTACCAGATTATTTACGGTTGGTGCAGAATTAAAGTAATTTTCTTTAAGAACGTTTAATTTTTCTGCATATTGTTCTAGGCTTTCGAATTCTACTCCCTCAGCCAATGAAGCAAATTTTTCAACTTCAACGTCACTCAAACCATCAGCAACGTTGGAAAAAACTTGTCCTGCTTGATAAGCAAGTAGTGTTTTTTCAAGTTCCATATTCTTTTGTAGTTGTTCGTTGAGATTGTTTTCGAGTTCTTCATTTTCTGTAAATAGTCCATCGATAACGTCGTATTTTTCTTCCGGAACTTCAATATAATGGGACTCAAAAAGTTCTTTAAGTCCAGACATAAAGTTTTCAGCAATTTCTGTGCGAATTCCGTTTTCGACTGCAAGTTTATTTTCTTCCATCCATTCTTCAACAACATAGCCAAGATAATCATCAAGTCTTTCAGCAAGTGTATTAACTGCTTCTTCAACTTCTTCTTGAACTACGGTTGCTGCTTCTGAAATAACTTGTTCGCGGAGAGAGTTAACTCTTTCTGTAACGGCAGCTTCAAAAATAGTTTTTGCTTTATTCATGAACTCTTCTGAGAGAGTTTCACCATTAAATAAAGCATCTAAATGTTCGTGCATTTCTTTTGCACCGTATTCGCCCATTTCCTCTCCTTGGTCTTCGTCTGTATCTCCCTCCTCAGCAACTGCTTTGGTGTTGACTTTTGCTCCGCCTGTTGGACGAAGAGTTGCCATATTTGCTGCTGCATTTGGATTGAAGTTTGCAAACGCATCCCATTGTACTGTTTTACCGTCTGCGGTTTGGGGAATTGCACCGTTAGCGGCATGTGTTGGTGTAGA